CAGCGGGCCTCCACCGTTCAGGGGACGTGCCCGGCATGTTCGGCATCATCTACCTCCCATTGAGCCGCCGCCTATGCCGCCGCCTAGCTGGTTCATGAAGTTGTTGAGTGCCCCACCGATGAGCTGTTGACGTTCCGCAATGTTCTGGGTGCGGTCGAAACGGTCCAGCTCTGCTGCGTTCTTCTCGTTGAAAGCCTGCATGAACCGTGCCTCATGGTCGATGTCTTCCACTTCTCCTGCGGACTGTCGTGTGTCTGTGTCGATAGCCCGTGTGGTTGCATCATATTCGGCTTCCATCGCTGTGACATCCATCGCAAAGGACTGACGGTGCATGTCGGCCATGTGTTGACCTAGCTCTGCCAGCTCGTCCTGTGAAGCGTCACGGCCAAGCTGCCGCCTGACAGTCTCTTCGATGGTGAGCTGAATGTTGGCAGGGTCCAGCTTGCGGTATGCCGGAGCAACGAACTTGCGGCGCTGAGCTGCCGACCCGCCCTTGTTTTCGTCTTCCCAGAACTCTGTCCAGAAGTCGAAGTCGATGTCGTCGAGGCGTTCAGCTTTCCCGTTCGCTTCAATCATCATCAGCTCGATGGCGTCTGCTTCTGACGAACCCCACTCACCATCGGTGATGTCGTCAGCTGAGAGGGCACCTATCTCGATGAGCCATTCTTGGTCTTGCCGGACAGCTTCGCTCGATTTCCCTGCGTACAGCGCCCAGTTGTCTTTCGGGTCGTACCACGGACGCCTGACTTCCTGCATCTGTGGCCGTGTGTACGTCCCGTCCATGCCGTAGCCAGCGTTCATGCGGTCAGCTGGCCGTTCCCCGTACCGTTCGTTGAACTGGGCCTGCTGCACCTGTGCGTCTTGGGCGACACCCCAGTCAGAGTCGAACCCTCCAAGGAACTTCTCACCTGATGTGAACCGTTCCAAACCTCCAGCGTGGTAGCGGTCAGGGTTCTGAACCACGTCGTACAGGTCGTAGTACGTGTCGGCGTCGACACCGGACTCTGCCCACGGCTGCTCTATGTCAATGGCGTCGTCCCAGAACTCTGTGTCCTGTGCGTAGCCTTCGGGGAGGTTCCCGTCCCTGTCACTCGTCACATAGTCGCCGTTCTCGTCGACGAGCTGGCCGGTCCCTACCTCATACATGTAGCCGTTGTCTGCGTTCCAGACGTACCGACCGGGGAACTCAGAGTCCAGACGCTCGAACTGTCTACGACGTTTCAGCTTCTGGTCGTCGTCCATCAACGACTCTTCTTCAGCGTCAAGGCGGGCTTGGTCTTCGACGAGCTGCGCTTGCCTGTTCTCTCGACGCCACACAGCGGTTGTCGATTCCTGAAGGGTGGAGTCGAGAACTTCGTCGGTGACACCCCAGTCAGAGAGCTGTTCAAGGATGCCCCCCAGCGACTTCTCGTCGCTTGTGATACTGAAGCGGGTGTTCAGTTCCTTGTACTGCTTGTCGTTGATAACTTTGTCAGCTAGGAGCTGTTTGACGAACTGGACTTTGTGGTCTGAGAAGTCTGGCGGCTGTGCGGCCTTGTCTGCGTCACGCCTCTCCCTCGCTTCGGGTGAGACATACGCACCGAACGTCATGAGTTCCATGAACATGTCTTCGGCATCCATGTTCTCGATGCCTTCGCCTGCAGTCTCGAAGAGGCCAGAACCCCAGTTCATGAAGCGGTCGACCATCCCCAAGTTCGCCGCTTCCCAGTCTTTGGTGTCGCCTGTGTCCAAGTCGAGGCGCATCAGCACTTCCTCTGTGCGTGACACCTTCTCTTGGATGGAGGCGTTGCTGCCGCTCCGTGGCCTGATGCTTGTCACGAACTTGCGAGTCTTCTCAACGAGTTCATGGTCGTATGCGATTTCGCCGGAACGCACCTGTTTCTTCCACAGCTCTGCCGTCGTGACAGGAAGAATCCTCTCAGCTTCAAGGGTGCTGATGATGCGGATGAGTTCACCCTTATCAGTGGGAACTGTCTGTTCGTTTCCTTCTGCCATTAGAACGTCACCCCTCCGAGGTTGACCGGCTGCATTGTAGCTTCAGGTTCTTCCAGTTCACGTGACAGAATCTGCTGCCACAACGGGATGAACGCTGCGTTTTCTGCAGCAAGCCTTTGCCCCAGTTCCCTGAGCTGCCTTCGGTTGATTGCTGCCTTCACTCCTGTACGGAAGCCAGTCTCTGTTGTGTATCCATATTCCTGTTGGGTGAGCCTGACAACAGCGTTCCTTCTCTTCAGGTACGTGTCGAGTAGCTGCCCCACTTCGCTCTTCGCTAGTCGCTCTTCGCCAGCCCAACGGTACAGCTCACCGAGCTGCCCTGTGCGTGAGTCACCGAGCGACGGTTTCGCTGGTAGCCCGACAATGTTCTCGCCATAGCCGGGGAACAGTTCACGGAGCGCAGAGTTGGTGTTCTGCAGCCACACGGTGCGTTGCCCTGCGTCTTGGAATCGGCGGTCTGCCTGCCGCTGGAAGTTGCTGTACGCCACACGGCCTACGAACTGGTTCCGTTTCAACGCCCACTGTTCTGGCGTGACGGGCTGACGTGACTCGTCCCTGATTTGCTGAAGGTACGTTTCGTAGTCAAACTCGCCGTCCGTGTCGTCAGGGCGTGCGTAGTAGGCGGTCAGCTCGAACTTGTCTGACTCGAAGAGGTCAGAGTTGTCCTGCTCCCATTTGCGGGCACCGATGGTGACTGCACGGGGCAGCACCTTCTGTGTCTTGGACACTGCGAATAGCATCGGGTCGACACCGAATAGGTCAGAGAAGTTCTTGTACGTCTTCACCTCGTCGCCGTTGTTCTCGTCAAGGAGCTGACGGTATGCGGTCGCAAGGTTGGAGTACGCCCAAACGTCGCCTGTCTCATCCTTCGGTGAGTACGCAACTTCCCAGTTCTGGGATGCACCTGTCGGGGCAGCGAACGAAGCTAACGCACGGATACGTGTCACGGACTGTGCAATACGTTTCGCCTCTTCCAGCGTCCGTTTCATCTCTGTCGGGTTGTCGTCCGACCATCCTTGCATCAGCAACGTCTTGTACACGTCGATGGTGGTGTTCGCTTGCAGTCTGCGTGACGACTCGTCACCGGCACCGAACGACTGCAACGCTTTCTGGAACCATGCCGGTACCACAGGGTCGAGCCACGACGAAGCGTCGCCGCCCTCAACTGTCGACTTCCCGAACGGCATGAGCAGGTCACGCAACCATCGCTTGTCGATGTCGTTCGCCCACGACATTTGCGACATCGGAATCTGTATCGCTGGTCCGATGCCGGGAAGCACGTTCGCCATCAGGTTCAGGCCAGCTACTCGTCCTGTCAGGTTCAGCTGGTCCCCAACCTTCCCTGCGTCACCGACAATCGGCATCCATGACGGGATGATGGACGGGTCTGGGAAGGCGAACACTTCGTCGCCTGTCGTTGGGTCGTTGTAGAAGAACCCACGCCCCTGCTCCCCGTCCGGCCCTACGTCCCTGAACGGGTCAGAGCCACGGGCACCGGAGATACCTTGCTGGATACGTCGAATGTTGCGAGGGTTCTCTTTGAGCAAACCTGCCCACGTCGAACCGACTTCCCACCATGCCTCACCGAACGGGATGACGAAACGCATCATGTCGGCCCAGTTGTGGCTGCGGGACTGGTCGTACATGAGCGCCTTCACTTCTTGGAGGGCGTAGCCTTTCGCCAACTCATCGAGCTGAGCGAGGGATGTGACAGACCCAGCCTCTGTGACCTTCGCCTTCTTGGAGAGGGCACCGACTCTACGGATGGCTTCATCCACAGTGTTCTCACGGCCCGTGTAGCGACGCAATGTCCGCATCGGGCTACCGAGCTTCAACAGGTCGTCCTTGGACTGCAACAGGTTCGCTTTCTCTGCCGACTCCAAGAACTTTGCCCGCTCTGTGTCGTCGAGGTACTGCGCCATCTCTGAGGCACGTGCCCAGTAGAACTGTCGGAAGGCTGGGCTTCGTGACAGCGCATCGGTCGGTTTCGACATGAGCAGGTTCATCATGAAGTCGACGGACTTGTCCATTGCCCCGATGTCTTTGGCGTCGTTCGACGTTTGGATTTGACGGAGGTGGTTCGGTGCCATCCCTCGCCATTCGTCAACGGTGTCGCCACCGAAGTACGCCATGCGTGACTCGAACGCTTTCTTGATTTCTTTGTTGTCTCGCATCGGTGCAGCTGACCGTGAGCCGCCCCAGTCGAGGACTTGCTTGCCTGCGTTGTCGGTGATGCCACCGGAACCGACAAGCTCAAATATGCGTGGGTCGCCGGGTTTCTCCATCTTGAACCATTCGGTGTGCTGGTCCCAGCCACGGCTACGTTTCCGTGCTTCGTTCATAGCGCCACGGGTGAAGTCGGCACCGTGCAGCGTGGTGGACGTTGGGCCTTGCCGTGGGTTTTGGCCTTTGTTCCCGATGCCACGGGTGTTGTACTCCGAGTAGTAGTCCTTCATCAGCGCAGGGTCTTCGTCCATCATGCGCCATAGGTCGCCTTCGGAATGGATTGGCTCAAACCCAGCTTTGTCCCGTTTGATGTTGAGCCATTCAAGGAACGACTTCTCGCCTGCTGTGAAGTCCAGCATCTCTTCGAGGTTGAGTTCGTTCTTGTCGAGCAGTTCCTTCATCAGTTTCCGCATGTCGTTGCCGTCAGTTCCAGCGGCCAGCTTGACACCGACCATCTTCCCTGTCTCGTCGACATACGCTTCGATGAGTGCTGTCGACTGGCCCTTCTGGACGTGCATGAAGGTCTTCACTTCGAGCTGGGTTACGTCATCTGTGTACGTGTTCAACACGACTGACGCCGACTCGATGTTCTGCATTTCAGGGATTTCAAGGACAGTGGTGTCGCCCGCTATCCGTGCCCCTGAATCATCCATCATGGCGTCGTTCATGGCGTCACGTAGCTGTGCTTCGATGTGCTGCGGTGAGAGTTCTTTCGTTCCCTCTGTCTGGTACATCTTGTTGAACGCTGACCGATTCTCAGCGAGCCTTCCGACACCTTGCTGCGCTTCGTGGGTCGGGATGTATTCGGCTTTCCCAGCGTTGGCTGCGCCTTCGCCTGCTGCGTCGTCAATCATGTGGTTGGCGGCGTCAATCATCCGGTCGGTCGCTTCGGTCATGTCGCCGGTTTCCATGTGGGCGTCGTCCCACAGCTGTTCAAGGTCGACCAAGTTCTCTCTCAGCTCGTCACCGTCGAAGACACGGGACATTTCCTGCTGAAGTGGCTGGAACGGGTTGAGCGGGTCGATGTCTTTCGGGTCGATTTGGGGTGACATTGCTGACATGTTCCCGCCGTACATCTCTCTGACGCCACGGGCGTCCAGCTCAGAGCCTGAAAAGTTCGACCACGACTTTGTGTATTCGTTGAGAAGGTGGCCGTCGCCGCCTCCGAGCTGATGCAGTTTGGAGTACACGGTGTCGATGTATGACTGGGCGAACGCTTTCGAGTTGAGGCGGTCCCATGCCCCGTTGTCACGGAGCATCTGTTCACGGAGGTGCTGTCCGTCGCCCTTCCAGAACCATTCTTTCACGTCGTCGAGGTACGACATGTCCCATTCGCCGCTGCCTGCGTAGCCAGTGTTCACTCCTGCCGCTACTTGGCGGGCAATGGGGTCTGCTTCGAGCTGGTGCAGTTCGTATACGAACGACTGCAGGAACTCGTCGTTTGTCATGGTGCTGGTCGGTTTCGCAATGTACCGGAACGAGTCTGCGCCTGCCGCTTTCTTGCCGGTGAGGGCTTCCGAAATGTTCGCTTTGCGGGCGTTCATGGCGGCTTCGTACTGGTTGGAGTGCATGATGTTCTCGCCCATAGCGTCGTTGCCCATGCGGGCGAACTTGTTGAGGGTCTTGAACTTGTTGGCTCCGGTGAGGGCGAAGTACTGCAACGGGTGGTTGAACGCTCCGGCCATCAGTTTCCCGCTGAGGCGCAGCTGTTCCTCTCCGATGACTCGTACAGGCCACGCAACACGGAGCAGCACTGACGGTTTCCATACTTTCCCGACGAGGAAGTCGCCCATGTTCGTGATGGTGGAGTGGCCGAACTTCTCCCAGTCGGCGTCCCCGAATGTTTTGCGGAGCCACGCTTCTGAGGCACGCTTGTTGACTGGTCCCAGAAGTGTGTTCCCGACGAAGCTCTTGTTCATGGCTGACCGGATAGCGCCGGGGTCCATGAGGGGGATGGCTTGGTCAAGGAACTGTGACATGAGCAGCGGCGAAGGCTGTGCGAGCTTCTTCCCGTCGAGGTCTGTCGTGAATCGGGCACCGCCGAACATGACATCCTTGCCCATGTTGTCGACCCAGAACGAACGGAACTCTTTCTCGTCCTTGAAGATGCGTTCCATAGCGACCTTGACGGGGTGTTCTACTTCGTCGGTGAGTCCCAGCACGTCCTCCACCCACGTGTCGGTGGCTTTCTTGACGAGGCCGAAGTACTGCGAGTAGGCGTCTTTCGCCTGCATGGGGTCCATTTGGCCCTTGTACAGCTTGATGCCGTTCTCAGGGTCGTAGATGCGGATGGCTTCTTCGAGTAGGTCGTCCCTCATCCCTTGGTTGAGGCCCAGCGATTTGGTGTAGTTGTCGAACTCTGAAATGGACGACGAGCCGTCTGCGATGTTCAGCACTTTGGAGTTGGTGACAGAGCCGAGCCTGCCCAACGGTGTGTCGTCGAGGGACCGTTTGGCGTTGAATGTCCACTGGTTGCCCTTGAATCGGTCGAACCCCATCGTGGTCCCGAACGTGTTCTTGACCTGCCCAGAGTCGACAGCGTTACGGAGTAGGTCACGAATCTCGCCTACGTCTTCGGTGTCGTGGAGGGCACGCAACAGGTTCGGGTCCATCTGGCCCTTCTGGGTGGCACCGAACACTTCGTACATTTCACGCAGCCCTGCGTTGCCACGCTCAGCTTTGGAGGTACCTATCCAGTTCATCAGGTTCTGGCCGGTCTTCGAGTCGGCGTAGGTGTCCCAGTCACGGGCAAAGAACGTCTTGCGGCTGTCGCCGCCACCACCGAGAAGGCCACGGCGCAGCGCCTTCGTCGCCATTGTCGCTTCACCGATTTCGTCGAGTGAGCTGAACGCTTTGCGGAGCTTCATCGCTTTACCGAAGCCACCGAGGGCAAGGTCGGCAGGGTCGAGAGCTATCTGTTTCGTGGCGTCGATGAGGCCGGACATCATGTGGAACGCTTGTGTCCCCGGCTCTGCCACCTGTATGGCGGCCAACCTACCGAGCGACACTGACGTTTTCTTACCGGAGCTGTGTGTGAGCTGCAGCCGTGACCGTTGCTCTTCACCCATCTGTGCAACGTCGACACCGAACTGGGTCTTGTACTCCTGCCCAGCGGTCACGTCGGCAAGGGTGCGGCCCTTCTTCAGCTCTTGCTGGATGTAGGCGTCGTCGTCTGTCTGGTCGGTAGCGAAATAGCCTGTCCCTGCGTGGACACGTTTCCCTGACAGTGCAGAGTTGAGGGCATGGAAGGCGTCTGAGCGGCCTGCGTCACCGAACGCTTCACCGAACGATTTGCCTTGCATCATTCCGACTGGGGTTCGCACGAACGCTGACTCTGCTTCTTGCATGAGTCCTTCGAGGCCCATGAACACGCCACGGACCAGACCCTTGAAAGGGTTCGCTACCCATTCACCGAACACTCCGGCATCGCCTGTCTGGTGCGGTTTCGGTGTGGCGAGCTGTGCCCGTTCGTTGACGAGTTCCATGATGGGGTCGTCAGGTGTGATACCGGCCATCGACATGCCACCGATGATGCCCGAGTCGAGGCGTGGGTTGTAGTCCGCTATCCGTGCAGCGTTGTACGCCATCGTCGGTGTGATGACACGCCGAATGTAGCGCACCTTTCGTTGGTGCGCAGCGATGTTCGAGTTGCGCCGCTCACTCTCAGAGGGCGGCTGAATTGGTAGTGCAGCTGGCACTTAGCCCTCCAAGAGTCTCGCAAGCGAAGGATGCGGATACATCTGGTACATGATACGGATGGGAAGGTCTGGGTCTTCCGGCGAGTACAGACCTTCTTGCCCTATCCCAGCTGTGTTCGGTTCTCCCGGCCTCCCTGTCGGCCCGAAGACATCGAGCGGCGGGATTCCTCCAGCAGCAGCCGGACCACCCATACCGCCAGCTGCGGGACTGCCGCCAGCTGCCATAGGAGCGGCACCTTGTTGTGCTTCGGCTGCGGCTCGTTCTCCGTATGCCCCTCCAGAAGCGACACGAAGCGGTTGGCTCTTGCTTCCTGCTCCACCATCGGTACGGGCACCCGAACCGGGGTTGGAGACTGCAGCTGGTCGTGCAGGCTGGCGGGGACCGCCTCGCCCTCGGTCGGCCACGTCACGCCGTCGCTGTTGCGGCGACGATTTCTGTCCACGGTCCTGCGACACCGTTCAGCACGGTACGGATGGAACCCGCAACCTTCTGGCCTGCCGTTGCAGCGACTACCTCTGGCGACGTTGCTGGTGAGATGAGAACGGCATCGCCGTCGTCAATCTGATACAGCAAGTCCTGAGTGTCGAGTGCAGCTGTCCATGAGAACGTCACGGTCAGTGACCCTCCCACGGCATCGAGGTCAGTCGGTGGCAGAAGGTCGGTGAACCCGAAGCGTGTCAGGTCAGCGCCACAGGAGTCACAGAAGATGTCGTCGTTGGCGTTGCCACGAACGGAACCGATGTCGTAGCCACATGCCCCGCAGAACGGGACGGTGGTTCGTACTACGTCAGTCATTTCTTCGCTGCCTTCTTCTTGGCCGGGGCTTTCTTCTTCGGCGGGTTGTTCCGCTTCTCAGCCTTGGCTCTGTCTTCTGCCCAACCCATCAGTTGCCTCCTTGGTTGCCATTCGGCCCGCTCACGACCGTGAAGGTCTTGGGCTGGCTGTCACGTAGCGCCGTGTTCTCTTCCGCATGCTCCACCTTGGTCGATGGGGGCTTCTGAGTGAACTCTGGCTTTGTCTCTGCTTTCTTCATGTGTTACCTCATCTGTCCTACGGATTGGACACCGCCACCAGCGGCTTCCATCTGTGAGAGTACGGTCTGCACTGCCGGGGGTGGACCCATCTGCTGCCCACCGGCCCCAGCCATTGCCTGTTCTTCGGGTGTCATCTCTGGCTCTTGCGGCGTGAACAGCTTCTTCAGAGTCTCAGCTGTGTCCTTGGGCTTGTCGAAGATTTCGACGAGCGCCATCCCTGCAGCTGCGTCTTGGGCACCGAACCGTTCACCGAGTCCACCGATGAGGGCTTCCTTCGCCATGTCTTGGTCGATGCGTTCGTTGATGAGCGACACGTTATGGAAGCCGTCTAGCTCTTCCTGCAGGGAGCGACGGTCAAGTACCCGAGCTTGCATGAGCTGGAGTCCAGCAACAATCTTGCTGTTCTCATCGAACGTCGCCATTGCGCCGTACACACGGGACGTGCGGTAGTCCTTGTCGATGTCTTTGGTCGCCACATACGTTTCCTCAAAGTGGTTCCCTCCCTCATACCAGTACACCTTCTTGCGTTCGTCGGGGTGCATCACCTCTTCCCATTCGAGCCGTTTGCGGTCGATGAGTTCGACGGAGTGTTTGATGGCGGTCTGGTATTCCTTGACGTTCTGGTTCGCTGACGAACCCAGCTCCCTGATGCCTTGCCCTGTTGCGAACGAGTTGGGGGACTGCCCGTCGTCTGCGACGGGGTATCCGGCGACGACCCTGAGTTGGCGTTCCATGACGTTGATGGCTTGCCATGTTTGCTGCAACTGGTCGGAGGTGGGTTTCTCGATGCGTGTCCCCGGCTCGAACAGGTTGATGGCTTTGCGGCCACGGTCGTAGTTCTCTGTCGTCATCTCTCCGATGATGTTCGTTTCACGGAACACAGAGTCCTCTGTGGCGATGAGGGCAAGGATGTTGAGTTTCGCCATCATTGCCATGAGGCCAACTACGTGGTCGTACTGGCCGGTGAGTTTGTCGAACGAGAAGCGTTTCGTGATAACGAACGCCGGTCCTCCCATGAGCGGGTTCGGGATGAAGTCGAGGACACCGATTTCTGGGCAGAGGACGTAGCAGCCGTCGTTGCACATGTATTCGACGAGCTGTGTCGGTTCACCGGACTGGCCTTCCCAGCCGGACCCTTGGCCGAGTATCGCTACACCTCCGACACTGGACCCTGCCCATGTCGACTGCATCTTCTCTGCGTGGTGCGGGTAGCGGCGCATGAGTTCTTTGCGGCTGACGTTTCGCCACACAGCTACTTCGTCTGGCTGTTGGTCTGGTCCCCACGCACCGGGGAACACGTCGTAGGGGTCACGGAGCTGGGCGATGGGGATGGTGGTGTCGCCGTAGGTTTGTTCACGGATGACGTGGAGCGTGAATCCGTAGCCGGTGAGCCACCGTGCCATCTGCGGATACTGCAGCTCCATACGGGAGGTGTCGTCCCATGCACGGATGATGCGTGCCCGTTTCTCCGCTTTCTCCCTTGCCGTGTTTGTGTCGGCTATGGGAATCATGTCGGTCTTGATTGTTGGTTGGCGACCAATCTTCTGGGCTTGCCGTTCCAAACCTGACAGCAACAGGTTCGAGGTGGGGAGGTCTGGGCCGAGGCTCTGCTTCTTGGTGTTCTCACCGTAGTTCGGGGTGAGGGCCGCCTGCACTCCTTCGGGGCCACCGTTCATGATGTCCCTGATACGTTTCCGGTTGAACAGGTCAGCTGACTTGCGGAGCGTTGCTGCCCGTTCAAGAACCTCTGCAAACTCTTTCATGTGCTTCTGTCCTCATCAACTCGTATGGTGCCTGCTGGTACACCATAGTCAATCTTGATGTTCGGCCAGTGACCAATAAGGCCACCGTGCTTCAACGAGTTGAACACAGTGCGCATCTGGTCCCGTTCTTCAGCACTGGAAACGAACACGGTGTGGTCTGGGCGAGCGTTGAGGTGCTTTATCATCCGCTGCACATCAAGCCGGAAGTGGAGGTCGTGTTCCTCCTGTGTCATCATTTCGTCATCGAAATGGGTGCCGCCATCCTTCTTGCCTTCTGACGGCAACACCTTGGCTTCGGGAGGTGTCCAGAGTTCTTCAGTCATGTTCACCCTCCGGGGTATTGAGAGGCCCACGGTGCATCCGTGTAACCCATATCAGGATAAGACGAATCAGGTGATTCGTGCAACTGCGGTTTCCGGTTCCGTTTCAGGTAGCCCTGAATCTTGCCAACGAACGGGAACCACTGAGCGAGCTTGATGTCTGTCTTGGCGGTCTTCGACTTGACACCATCGGTTGTCCACAGTTCCAGCTGTCTGAGTAGCAGATTCGTTTTCTGGCGGGCCTCGTTCGTGCCATACGGCAGGTCGACTGCACCAGAGTGATACAAGGGTGCCATAGCGGAGATGCCAAGTTCGGCGTCCTGTTTGTTGCGGCCAGTGGAGTGTTCCTTGATGACGATGGGGTTGTGCCCGAACTCTTCAATCATCGCTTTCTCGACGGCGGCTTTGACGAGTTTGTAGAACTCTGCCTGCTGCGAGTTCGTTTCGTAGTACCACAGGGTCAGGTCGTAGAGGCGGTACCAGTGGAGGATGATTCGGACTGCGCCACCGACACCACCGGACTGCATCGTGTCCAAGTCGACCATCGACATTTTGACGGGGAACTGTTCAGTTTGGCGGTAGTGCCACAGGAACGATGCCTGTATCCCTCTTGCGGATGGGTCCAAGCCTGCGACGAGGTAGCCGGGAGGCAGTTCGTCGAGTCCGATGCCCCGCTCCCGGTTCAACCCCACCTCCCTGATGGTTTCCATGTTGAACACCTGTCCCTCCGGTGGGATGGGTGCGTTCAAGTATCGCATCGGATAGGCGTGCTGCAACCCGAGTGTTTCCATCTCCAACTTCTTTTCCATCAGGTAGCGATAGGAACGGACTTCTGGGAACAGCATGCAGTCCCAGTGGGCGTCGAGGTCGTCTGGGTCTTCGCCACAGTTCTCGTCGTGAGCGGAATTGACGATGACTTGCCATTGGAGGATGGAGCCTTCCATGTTCAGGATGTAGTTCGGGATGTCGTCAGGATGCTGACGAGAGCCGATATAAACCTCAGCTGTGTCTTCAGTCTTTCGGGTGCCAATCTCAGCCAGCTTCTGGCGTCCTTTTTCACGCATGTGGGCTTCGTTTGTGTCATCGAAGTCTTCCATGTCGTCAATGATGATGATGTCCATGTCACGTGACAGGAACTTCGAGGTCCGACCCAACGCCAATAGGCTTGACGATTTGGCTCCGATGTGGGACTGCTGCGAGACTTTGATTTCTTTCGCATTCCACGCCTTGTTCTCAGAGCGTTCCGGCCTGTACGTCTGGCCGGGAGGCAACGTGTCCTTGATGAAGTCCTCATGGTTCTCGAAGTAGTCCTTCACAGAACCCAACATCAACTTAGCCACATCCGTCCCAGCACAGAACCATCCGATACGGATGTTGGGGTCCATCGTGATGAACCACACACAGAAACGAATCAGCGTTTCGGACTTCCCGACACGGGGCGGGGAGAGGATGAGCTGCTTCCCACCAGTGGCGTAGGCAACGATGATGCTACGAATCCATTCGAGGTGGAACGGTTTGATGATGGGACGTTTGCCTTCGAGGTTGAAGTACCAGCGTGAGAACGCCGAGTACGCACGTACCAGTTCGTCAACCAGCGCCTCAAACTCTTCGCTGCCAACACCGGCATGACCCAGCTCCTTGATGCGACGAACCTTCTCCGTGGGCAACATAGCGTTCACACGCCACGACCGTTCCCACTCAGCTTCCAGCACCTTCAGCTCAGC